TATGCGGAACTTATCCCGCAGTTTGAAAGTGGAGCGATTGACACATTAGGATACAGAGGTAATGGTTGTTCTACATTTACTGGTGGAACTGAAACTATGACAGAAGTAGAATTGAAGGTTAGTCCTTACACATTTGAAAAATCATACTGCGAAGCTGAATTAAACCAAACAATCTTATCTGTAAGAATGCGTCCAGGTTCTTACAATATTGACCTCCCTTCTTTGACTGAAGCATTTATGACAGATTTGTCTAAAAAGGCTAATGTTTTCATTTCAAGAAAGTTCTGGGGTGCTACATCTGCTTCAGATGGATTTAGCGGCATCATAGAACAATTACAATCTGCTTCTTGTTCTGCTGCTACTAATAATGTTTCGTATTCAGCTATCACAGCTGATGCTGCGGGTTTAGCGGTAGTTGATACTTACATTCAAACATTACCTCCAGCATTGAAATCAGTTCCAACAATCTTGGCTGTTTCGCACCAAGATTTTCAGGCTTACGCTTTGGCACTTCGTAATAGTAATCTTTACCATTACAATCCAGATGTGTTGAAAGATGGTGTATATGAAATCCAGGTTCCTTTCACAGCAACTAAAATCGTTGCTACTGAAATCGGTTCTGCAGGTTCTTACGCAGTCCTTTCAACTTCTGATAATTTATTGATGGGCACAGACCTTCTTTCAGATGTATCTTCACCAATTAGCTGGATAAGTCAAGATTTTGCACAGCTGCGTATGAAGCTCGTTTGTAAAGTAGGCGCTGCTGTATCCTTCTGTGATGAGGTTGTATTTGCTTCTTAATAAACACTAAACTAAACTAAACTAAATCAAATAATAATATTATGGCAACAGGTTCAAATTGCGTAATCACCAACGGGCTAGAATTAAACTCGTGCGTGAATAATGTTCCAGGAATTGATAGCATCTGGGTGCTAACTTCTACTGGTTCAACTGCTGATTTTGATAGTATCACCTACGATGTAGATGGTTCAATCACAGCTGTATCTGGTCAAACTGGTTTAGGTTTAGAGTTTAAGAAAATTGATGTGGTGCGTAATTCAAGCGCAGCGTTAAACGAAGAGGTTTCAGTAAATCTTGAAAGTTTAGGTTTCACATTTAATACATCTTTAATCTTCACCATTCCAGGTCTTAACCAAGATGCTTCTAATTTGTATAGTCAAATAGTAAAAAATACTGGTAGCTACTTTATAGTCCTTCTGAAAACAGGCAAGTATTTCTTGTCTGGTGCTGACGGAGGTATGTTTATCAGTTCAGCTACTATTGCTTCAGGCAGCTTGCCTGGCGATAGTCAGCTTTACACTTTGACACTAACTTCAAACGGAACAATTAGTGTTCCCGAGATGGTAGTTCCAGAACAATTAGTGTTCCCGAGATGGTAGTTCCAACAACATTATCTGCTTTCTTAGCAGGTTCAAACATCTCTATTGATAGAGAATAATTTATCAATCATAAGGGGGGTAATTAAACCCCCCTTTTAGCCATTAAAAAAACTTTAACATATGCCAAGAAAAAGAGGATATGAACCACTAACAACAGAAGATTGGGCTAAACTATATCGTTCTAATGTTGTAGCGGGTTTAAGGGTTGCTTTACCCGTTGGGTATGCTGCTGGTGATGAGACCCCACCTCCACCACCAGTTGAAACTTACCATTTATTATCAGAAGATAGTTATGAATTACTTACAGAAGGTGGGGATAATATAGATTATGATTTCATATAAAAAATATGGCTAATAAAAAAATATCCCAACTTGGTATAACCACAACCGCTGATGATGGAAGTTGGTTAGTCCTTAATGACAGCTCAAACACGACAACATCAAGAATAACAAGACAAGATTTATTAAGTGGTTCATCTGTAGTCCAAGCATACCAAGACCAAGTATCCACTTCATACGGAGTTGGAATATCAACTGGTGCTGGTGTGGCTATGGTCGCTGGCTCCCAAAACCTATTACATTCTTTAGCATTTTATGATAGAGGAAATATTGTATATTCCGCAATCACAATAGCAGTTGGAACAATAACAACATCAAGCGACACAACAGAGTTTGGCATTTATACTTCCCAAACTTTACAAGATGGAACTGGTATTCAACCTAAAGACCAAATAGTTTATTTGGGTAGTTTAACCGCTGGTGATTTGGGTTCAACTGGGTTCAAAACCATAACATTTCCTACACCTATGTCTTTGGGAAATCCTGGAGTATATTTCTTATGTTCCGTAACCAGTAATCCAGGTAATACAACCCCATCTGTTAGATATAGAAACCCATTCGCAACAAGCAATATTTCGGCTTTTATAGGTATGATGTATGGGTTCGTCCAGGAATACGGGGGACAATCATATCCAAACGCATTTAGAGCGGGAACAACAGCGGCTTTAGGTCAGTTATACGGGGGTCAAAGTGGAGCACTACTATCCTCATACGATACTACTATTGGTGGTAAAGGTTCTGGTTCTTCTACAAATGTGTGTGGTTTCGTATTAAACACAAGTATCTAATAAATAACAAATATGGCGAATAAAAAAATATCACAACTCACAACAACAACAACCGCTGACGATGGTAGTTGGTTAGTTATGAATGATAGTGGAAATACCACTACATATAAAATAACAAGGGAAAATCTTTTGAGTGGAACTACCACACCTCCAGGTATGGTAAATGGTTCTGGAACGGACACAATACAATCTGCTTCCTTTTTGACTTCACAAGGAACAACCGCATCAACTTCAAACTCAATCGCAATAGGTGTGGGTGCTGAAGCAACTTCACCATATTCTATTGCTATTGGATATAACGCAAGAAACAACAACAGAGACGGAACAAGAAATAACTACATAGTTATTGGAAAAGACGCACAAGCAGTCCAAGAAAGTTTCGCATTAGGAACAAACGCAAGAGCGTTGGGTGCTTCAACTTGTTCTGTTGGTGAAAACGCACTTTCACTTGGTAATAGTTCTTATGCTTTAGGAAAAAATACTTATACAACATCAACTGGTGGTATTGCGATAGGAAACGGAGCTACAGACCAAGCAAACAACTATGGTTATGTTATTGGTTCATCTAATAATAATACAGATTATAGTGTTGTTATTGGATATGCTAGTGCGAGTGTTGATTATCCTTACCAAGTGGTTATTGGGTATAACTCAACTGCTTTACACGAAGAAGCGGTTGTATTAGGTAAGGGTATAAATAGTCAATATTCCGCAACCACACACACAAATCATACCCACACGATGAAAACTGAAAGTTATGATGTCGTTTCTGGTGGTTCGGTTAGTGGTAATGTTGTTGTAGATTGTAGTTTAGGTTCTATCTTCACATTCACTTTAGGAGGAAACATAACTCAAATAGATTTCCAAAACTTAAGAACGGGACAAAGATTAGAGTTTATTATTGATAATACAACCTATAATGTTACTGGTAGTGCTTTAATTGATGGAGTATCTGGTTATGTGTATAGTAAAAATGGCACCATCACGCCGAGCAATAATTCTATAACACACTATACCGCAACTTATGATGGAACAAGATTGTTCCTTGATGAAGAAGGACAATTTAGTGTAGTATAATAAAATATGGATTTAGAAGTAATTGGAAATATCAAGGTAAGGGATAATACGAACCTATCAAGACCTATTACCAAATACAAAATAACATATCTAATTTGGGATTTAATGACACGAAATCTATGTATAAGGGTAGAATACTACAACAAGGAAAATCTTTCATTTACGAAGGATTTTTGTTATGAAGGGTCTGAAGATGTAGATGTGAATAAATTGATAGAAAAAGTAAAATCACAACATTAAATGAGTAAGTTTAGAAAACTTCAAACAACATTTGTAAATGGAGAACAGACCTTCAATTTTGGGGGAATAGTTCCAGGTATATTAGCGGGTGGAGCTGCTCCCGTTCCAAGTCCTACGCCAAGTAATACTCCAACAAATACCCCGACTTTAACACCGACTAACACTCCGACTTTAACACCGACTAATACCCCGACTAATACTCCCACACCAAGTCCTTTAGTATTGACAACAGAATATCAAGCAATTTTAACAAGGGCTACAACTCTTGGTTATGGAGTTCCTGGATATTACGAACAAATCAAACAGAACCAACTTATTGTTGATTTGAAAAATGCGGGTATTTGGAATAAGTTGGGAACATTCTTAATGTTTAAGTTGGATACTGCGGGTAGTTCTGTAAGCCCACAATTTACCTTTATAGATTGGATTACCCCAAATGCGGCTTTAAGTTCATTAGGTATTGCTCGTGATGGATTTATTGACCCCCCAACATTTGTGAATAATACTGGTTGGGAACTATTCAAGGGTAATTTTATTTATATTGGAGAAAATGTGCAAACTGGAGTAAATCCAATAACACTAACATCAACAAACAATAGTGAAGGTTTATACATAAACTCTGTTGGTGGAGGAACAACGATTGAACCTACTTTATGGAGTTCATCAAATAATGGTTGGAACGCTGCGAGATATGCCGATACAACAAATCATATAATTTTTAGAAATAATTTATTAACGAGCACTTATGACTTTACTGGTTTAGGGTTTAAGTCAGTATCTATTGACGGACAACCAAACGCTGATACAACACTTCATTTTAATAACGCAGGTGTTGAAGAAATAAGAACAAAAACTTCAGTTGATACTGGAATTGCTGGTGGAGTTGGATTTTATCTTCCGCTTCAAGGTGCTGCTTATCAAGATTTTAATTGGAATGTTGGAATGTGGTTTGCTGGTGGAGGTGGTTTAGGTTCAGCAGATATGCTAACCTTTGAACCGATAATTACAAATTATATGAACTCTTAAGATGATATACATTACACAGAACTCTACAAACACAATAATGGTAAGTGTAAGTGAATATAAGGAATTATCTTCACCCACATATCTATGGGCTTTACAGAACTCACAGAGTGGAACAAGAACAACATTTATTCCACGAAATATTACAAATGTGTATCCATCTTTTTATGCTAATAAATACGATGTTTTCCAATTTGATACAATAAAAACACAACCCGAAAATTATATCGCATCTGGGTCATCAAATTGTAATTTACATTTAATAGATAATAACCAATATTGGTTAGGGATTTACGAACAATCATCACCTACCAATTTACAAACATCACTATCACACGACAAATTATTGTCATCATTAGCATTCATTTTTGTTAGTGAAGATAATACTTATTATACGGGTGATACAAACAACTCAAACAATATAATATATTATGGCGGATAAAAAATTAGAATTAAAAACATTCTACCAAGAATACCCTATTCAAAGATTAGATGTTCGTGTGAATACTGAAAGCACGAGTAGAAGAGATGATTGGGTAAATTGGGGTCAAGGTGGTATGAATGACTACCCCCAATTTGTGTTAGAATTAAAAGAA